AGGACACGAATTAATAAATATAGCACGTAATGATATTGTTAATGGACAACAAGTTTCGTATCAGCCTATTAAAAACCTTTCATCAATTCAACAACAATACAACCCCAACAATATTCTTAGCCTTCAATCTACTTCAGATAAATATTTTGCAAATTTTGCTATTAAACTCGAAAATAAAGTGCCAGATCCAGGAACTGGGCCCAATGGGTCATATGTTTATTTAGATAGCGATACAGGAAGTATGATTGTTGAGGCTATTAATCTTGAGGTTGATGAACAAATTCAAATAGAAATAACCACAAGTGGTACAATATATGAAGCGGAATTTGGAGAAGTAACCTCTTGATAACTAACACTGGTAAGACTATTATTGGAAAATACATGCTTGGTCAGGCCCCTGCCTATGCATCCTTTTTGGCTGTTGGCTGTGGCCCTACCCCGCTAGAAACTGGCGATGTAGCAGATAACTTTGCAACAAAAGAAAATCTTGATTTTGAAATGTTTCGTGTTCCAATATCATCTAGAGGGTTTGTAAATGAGGGCGGTATAAGTAAAATTGTTTTAACCGCAGAACTACCAGCAGAAGAAAGATATGAAATATCAGAGGTAGGACTATACTCTGCAGGATCAAATCCGTCTGCTGGCGCTTATGACAGTAAGACAGTGTTTGCATTTACTACTGAAGAAAATTGGCAGTATCAAACAGGTGCATCAGCAACCGCTATTGATGTTGTTACTTCCCCATTAGATGATCCAGCAGATAACAATGTTATTGCTGTTACAGATACCGTCTTTCAAACAAATGCAGACAATTCTATCTTCTATAAAGCATCTCGTGAAAACAGATATGAGAGATGTAGATTTTTAAATAACATAATTTTAATTAGAGGTGATGAGGCAGATCTAACAATTAGTGAAGAAAGTGGTCCAACAGAAGATCATTTTGTAATTGAATCAGGATCAAATCACATTCGTTTAACTGGAGCAAACGTAGATTTTTCAAGAAACTCTCCAATAGATGAACTTAGACTAGCATTCTCAATAGTAAGTAAAACTGGAAACTCCTCTGCAATTCCAGAAACAGTTAGAATATTAGTTAATTTTTCTTCAACCGATGGTAGCCAGTTTGCAAGGTTTGAAGCGGAAGTAAATCACGGCAGTTCTGGAAACTTAAATGATGCAATTGCAGACTTTCAAACAAACAGATATTTTGTAGTTTCAAAACAACTACAAGAACTTTACACTACTTCAGGATTTACTTGGGATTTAGTTACCGTAGTTAGAATTTATGCATGCGTACTTTCTGAAGATAGTGGACCAACACCAATACCATCATCAAATTACTATATTGCTTTAGATGCTCTTAGACTAGAAAATATTGCAACAACAAATCCACTTTATGGATTAACAGGGTATTCGATTATTAAAAATGACAATGCTGAAACAATTATTAAGTCACCTAATACTAGCAATTATGTTGAATTTAGATTTTCAATAGGTGTAACATAATGATTATCAAAAAAGCAATTATTCCAAAAAATGAATTACCTCCAGTAGACTCTGACACCTCTGCATATGTTGTAAGATATAGAATTATTTCTGAAGATAAAAACAGAACGTCGCAATGGTCTCCAACATTCGTTACAAACGTTGTGCCAGTTGAATCTGTTAGTGGAGCCCTTTCTATCACAGAAACAATTATTACTGCAGTGTGGGGAGATGAATTAAATAGACCATCATATGACGTATTTGTAAAATTTGATTCTGGATCTTTTGCGTATCATGGAACAACTGCAACACACTCTTATCCATTTTTAAATACAGGAACTACATCGGTTCGTGTAAAGGTTCAAATAGCATCATCTACAAAAGAAGTAAATGCAGCACTACTTATCTTTGACTCTGGCTCAGAGTCTTTGGTATAATTAAAAAGGAGGAATAAATGGCTAAAGTACCACTACCAGAACGAGGGCAACCTTTGGATGTCCCATATCTTTATAAATTAGTTGATACAGTAAATCAACTATCTACTGAAGTATCTTCAGCAACTTATAACTATACAACTATTGATACAGTAAGCGCTGGAAAACAAAGCATAAAGACATCTGAGGTTCGTATGATTGGTGGTTTTGTAGAAGTAGCAAATAACTCTACAGTTACTGCAGCATCTGAAAAATCATTTTCTTATGATTTTCCAAGTGATTTTAAGTACCAACCAATAGCAACTGCAACTCCAGTAAACACAGGAAATACTCCTGCTGGACAAAACGTAAGCGTTATTTTAAAAACAGTAACAACATCAAAAGTAGAAGGAATTGTTAGATTTGGTGCCTCTGGTGACTTATCTTTAGCGGTTAATTTAATAATTATTGGCATTCCTAATTAAAATTAAGGGTGGGCATGATTTTTTGTAAAAAATGTAAGGGTCGCATGTTTGTTGACAGACAATACAGCAGCGTAGATCACTTAGAAACATTTTGTATAACATGTGGTCATCGTGTATTTTTTCATCCTCCGTCAGAAAGTGGGCAAGGTAGATGGATACTGCAAAAGGAAAAATCCAGAGCCAACAATACAATAACGACCCTATAATTAAGGGTAGTAAAAAACTTTGGTTTTTAAACAAAGATCTTGTACGCTTATACCACAGTTCCCGCTCTACTGGAATGGTTACGTTTTATAATATTACTAAAGATAGACTTGAGACTTGCCTTCGCACAGATTTTAGACGGAACAGACAAAGAGTTTATACTGTTTCCCAGACTGCTAAGTTAATTAATCGTCATAGAAAATATATGCCAACATTAATTAAAAATGGAGTTATACCTCCGCCAGTAGGCGCAAGGTTAAATGGTGAAAGAGGTTGGCAAATAAGATCTTATTACTCAGAAGATCACATAAGAGAGATCCGTGCTATACTGGGATCTAGACATATTGGGCAACCAAGAAAAGACGGATTAATAACAAATAATAGTATTCCTACTAGCCAAGAGTTGACAAGACGAATGGGTGACGGTATACTTACATATACGAAGACTGAAGATGGAAGGTTCATTCCTGTTTGGTCTGAGAGCATTTAAATTCAAGAATAGGTGGGGTAATGGAAAACGATTCAACTAAGGTAAATGTAACATTAGGCTATACGCTTAATCTAGGTAATTTTCAATCTCTAAGACTTGACCTTGGAGTAATTGACTCTAAGCGTGATGGTGAAAATACAGAGCAGGCTTTTGACAGAGTATACAAATTTGTTGAAGATAAATTAACAGAAAAGATTAAAGAAGCACAATCAGAGGCTGATAGCAACGACTAATGGCTGAGCGCAAAGACCGTATGGCTTTGCTTAGCAGATACAGTAAGTTGCACACAGCAAAGTACGAGCAAAAGCCATCTTTAAATTTAAATGTAGAGCAGTGGGCAGCAGACTCTCTTGTTGAGTCTTATGGAATAGGAGTATGTTATGACTTATTGGATTACTATTTTATTATTTCTGCTTTCCCTAATTGGAATTACTTTGCATACAATGCAGAAAAAATATTACAAGCAAAAATAGAAGTAGAGCAGGATAGTTACGAAAGACAAGAGCGCAGGAAATTAGCAAGAAGGTGGCTTAGTGAATAATATAGAAGCAAAGGTTATTTCAGCACTACTACAAGATAAGCAAATGCATGTGCTGTTGCAGGCTAACGTAGAAAACCTTCTTAGGACTCATAATGATGTTTGGAATTTTATTCGTTTATATTTTGATAATAATAGTGCAGTGCCACCAGTATCCTTAGTAGTAGAAAAATTTAGAGATTTCCAACCAATAGAGGGTGTGGGAGCCACTAAGCATCACCTTGAAGAATTACAAACAGAGTACCTAAACGAGAGCCTCAAAGACATTCTAAGGTCAGCAGCAGGTCAGGTGCAGGTAGGCAGCGGTACAGAAGCACTCAACGGACTTATTACAAAAACCTCTGAGTTAAAGAAAAACACTTCTGCTATACGTGACATTGATGCTACGGATCTTGATTCTGCCGTGGCATACTTTGAAAAAATTCAGCAACAAAAGTTAACTGGTCAAGTTGGAATTAAAACAGGTTTGCCAGGATTTGATAACTATCTTCCTTCTGGAATTATGCCAGGACAACTTGGCGTGTTTCTTGCGTATCCAGGAATTGGTAAGTCTTGGCTTGCTCTTTATTTTGCAGTTCAAGCATGGAAGCAAGGCAAGTCTCCACTGGTTATATCCCTCGAAATGTCTGAGACAGAAGTTCGCAATCGTGTATTTGCAATTATGGGTGAGGGTCTTTGGTCTCATCGTAAATTAAGTAATGGCGAAGTAGAACTTGATATGCTTAAGAATTGGCATGCTAATAAAGTAGCAGGTAAACCAGAGTTTCACATTATTTCAAATGATAATGGTGGAGAAGTAAACCCATCCGTTGTGCGTGGAAAGATTGATCAATACAAACCAGACTTTGTTATTGTAGATTATTTACAACTTATGTCACCTAATCAAAAGTCTGAAAATGAAACGGTACGTATGAAAAACCTTTCAAGAGAACTTAAACTTATGGCTATTAGCGAAGAGGTTCCTATTATTGCTATCTCATCTGCCACTCCAGATGATGTTAAAGATTTAAACACTCCGCCTACGCTTGGTCAAACAGCGTGGTCTAGACAGATTGCTTACGATGCTGATTGGGTAATGGCGTTAGGTCGTCCAGTTAATAGTGATATCATTGAATGTGTATTTAGAAAAAATAGAAATGGATTCATGGGAGACTTTTTAGTACAAGTAGATTTTGACAAAGGTTACTACAGATATAAGGATTACGAAGATGAAAAAAAATAGTATTTATAGCAAAGAACAAATACAAAGAATTATTAATGGCGCAGGCATTGACATAGAGGCAGAGTTTGGTAATGACTTTATTATTTATTGCCCATATCACAATAACACAAGAACTCCTGCTGCTGAAATAGCAAAAGATAGCGGTTTGTTTTTTTGTTTTGGTTGCCAAACTACAAAAAATCTTGAAGAATTTGTTATGTTTGTAACTGGCAGAACCTATTTTGAAGCAGCACGATATATAAAAAGTAAAGAAACAGAAACAAACATTGAAAGTGTAATTAATAAGGCTATGTATGCTCCACCAGATTTTGTTCAGTATGACGAAGTATTAATTAAAAGATTAAACAATCAGGCTTTAGAGTCTCCAAGGGCAATTAGATATTATTCTGGTAGACTTATAACTGAAGAATCAATAAAAAAGTTTGGCTTAGGATATTCAGAAAAACAAGAAATGGTAACTATACCAGTTCACTCTCCAGATGGAATGACTCTTGGTTTTGTTGGCAGATCAATTGAAGGCAAAGAGTTCAAAAATACTCCAGGACTTCCAAAAGGAAAGTTATTATTTAATTTACACAGAATTAAAGCATCTAGTTTAGTGTATGTAGTTGAATCATCTTTTGATGCTATAAGGCTAGACCAAGTAGGATTCCCAGCAGTTGCAACACTGGGGGCTAACGTATCTGCATCGCAGATTAAACTGTTAGAAAAGTACTTCAACAACGTTGTACTTGTTGCAGACAACGATGAGGCTGGCTCAATAATGAGAGATAAGTTAATTGAAAAACTTGGCTCATTAGTCACCGTAATCAATATAGATAAAAAATATAAAGATATAGGAGATATGGATGATGACTCGATTAGAAGCCTTAAGTTTCAGTTTGACAAATCTATATCATCTATGTTAAACTAAAATAACAAATCTAAGGAGAAAAAATATGAGCGTTATAAAGGGACTCAAAAATATAAATGCCCTGCTCGACAAGCCAAAGTATGATGAAAACTCACCAAAGGTAAGATGGTTAAAAATTGCCGATGGACAAGCAGTAAAAATTCGTTTCATTGAAGAACTAGATGAGGACTCTGCAAGTTACAGCGCAGAACGTGGTCTTGCTCTAGTTGTCAAAGAACACACAAATCCAAAGGACTACAAGCGCAAGGCTGTAGATACAATGGAATCAGAAGGTCGTGACTGGGCAGAAGAGATGCACCGCAAGGATCCAAAGGCTGGCTGGAGAGCACGTCTTCGTTTTTATTGCAATGTTCTAGTAGACGATGGCATTGAACCACCCTATGTTGCTATTTGGTCAATGGGTGTAAGTAAGCAATCAGCGTTTAATACAATTCGTGAGTATGCCCTTGAAACAGGCAGTATCTCAAACGTAGTCTGGAAAGTAAAACGTAATGGTCAGGGTACTGAAACAAGTTACACAACTATTCCTGGCGCACCAGATACACAACCATTTGACTGGTCAACGCACAAACCTTATGCACTTGAGTTAGCATTAAAGAAAATTCCTTATGCTGAACAAGAAGCATTTTACTTAGGCTTTGACGGTCCAACAACTTCATCTGCTACTAACGTAGACTGGTAATAGATGAACTATGTAGGCTTACATGTTCATACTCACTACTCCCTATTTGACGGCATAGCAACTCCACAAGAGTATGTAGACCGTGCTAGCAAGTTGGGTATGAACGCTCTTG